AAGGATAGGGTTTTACGATCTTTGCCTTGGTACATTACTGAAATCTCCTGTCATAACTGCAAGGGTTTGGATGGGTAAAATACAAATACTGTGCATTTTGTACCCATTATTTACCCTATAATATAATACATATATACATTAATAACAATATATTATGATATTTTTTTTCGTTTTTCAGCAGACCCTACTTACAATACGATTGTTCAGCCTGAAGTGAAACGCATGAAGCGTGATTTTGGTGTTTTTAAACTTAAAACATTTTGTATTAATCCAGATATTGTTGTATATTAAAAACAGAATTTGACCTTTGTTTTGTAGAAAATAGCGTAGCTAATTAGCCCGCTTGAGTTTGATGAGAAGTTAAACCAGCGGGTTTTTTGTTTTCATCCCGTGAAAATCTGAAAGACTATTTCACCGGGATTATGACTCACCGTTAGCCTGCCAAATAAAACGGCAGACAGGCCTGACCAGGCACCCGCAAAACCAGAATCCGTCAGGAACCGGACAAGTATGGAGATGATCTGGATTTGCAAAATATTTCCGATATAGATATAGCTGAATTTCTCACAGCAGATTTCCTGCCACCTCATTTTACTGAACAGGCAGATGATACTTTCAAGTCCATTGCTGAAAAGGGTTCCGCCAAAAAGATGGTGGGCAGGGATGATTTAGAGGTTACTCAGGATCTTCCCAAGTATATCACCAACTACATAGGCTCAAAGCAGAAGTTAGCTGACTGGATCTGGGCAAATACCCCTGAAGATGTAAGTTCAGTTTTTGATGCATTTGGTGGTTCCAATGTTGTTGGATATATGTATAAACGCAAAGGGCTTAAGGTTTATACCAATGATCTTTTAAAATATTCCTACCATATATCAAGAGCCATCATTGAGAATAATTCTGTTAAACTATCCGATGAAGAGATAGAAAAACTCACCCAACCAAAATCCAACGCTGGTGATTTCATTGCCAGAAATTTCCGAAACACTTTCTTCACAAATGAAGTCGTCAACATTTTAGATGGCCTGCGTGCCAGTATTGATTCCTTAAAAGGCTACAAAAAGGACATAGCCCTGTTTGCTCTGGGGAAAACCTGTATCTCCGGTAAAGGCGGGTTTGGACATTTCTCATCTACGACAATGCACGGTAAACGCCGGTTTACCAAAAATCAATTCCTCCAGCTTTATAAATCCAACTTAAAGCGTGTATCTGATCTCGTCTTTGATAATGGCAAAGAGAATAAAGCTTATAACGGTGACATTTTAGAAGTTGCTCCAAAGGTCAAGGCAGACCTTGCCTATTTCGATCCGCCTTACGCCACGCATTTTTCCACAACCAACTACGAGACTGCTTACCATTTTGTGGAAGGTCTTATAACGAAGTGGAGAGGAAGAGAGATAAAGGAAGATTCCAAAACAAAAACTTTTGAGATCAGATCCAAAACCATCACACAAAAAACAGCCGGTGAGTTTTTCGAGAATTATTTAACTGCATCAAAGCATATTAAATACTGGATTATCTCCTATCGTGATAATGCCTATCCATCAGAAAGGCAGCTGAAAAGTATTATTGACAGTGCGAAAAAGGATTCCCGTATGAAAAGCCGGGATCATCATTACTCCATCTCCTCAAGGCATAGTGAAAACTCCGATGCAAAAGAGCACATCTTTATCTGTGGTCCGAGAGGTTTCTTAAAATCTAAATCAGATATTCTGGAAGATTCTGATTCTCTTCTATTACATACCAAAGCTATCTGGGAAGAGATGCAAAATGAAATCCGCTACCGGGTGCGGGATCCGAAAGATTTTATTAAGGAAAGTTTTCGCCACAGGAAGCTTGAAGGGGTAGATGGAATTTCAATTATCATTGCCAGACTGAAGCCTGATAAAGTACCTGAAGATCACAATCCTGATTCCATGGTGATACAGGCGTATCGCTTTGTAAAGAAGAGTGCAGAGAATCCAGATGGTTGGACGATGGATAAAGCCAGGATGTGGATAGATGAACACGAAGGAAAAAAAGCAGAACTAACCGCCCCATTGGAATATGCTTCGTCCCGATATGGTCATTCTTCCCTACAGGACAAGCATTCCACAGGGCAGGCAGGGAATGCAGAGGTCACAGAGGAATTTGAAAACATACAAATTGAAGAAGATTTCCTTTTTGCTCTTGCCACCCGGCGATCTGGTTTTGAGAATAAACAGACCAAAGATAAGACCAGAGTCTCCGGTTATATGGGAAGTAAATACTTTGTCCTTGACTGGATATGGAGAGCTGTCCCGAAAGATTTAAGAGATAACCCGGAAGGTAAAGTCTTTTTTGATGCATTCAGCGGTGGAGCCAATGTGGCTTATTTTTTCAAACAGAAGGGATTTAAGGTTATCACCAATGACATTCTTGACTATCCAACACATATTGCAAAAGCGGTGATAGAGAATAGCTCAGTTACACTTTCTGACGAAGATGTAGAAAGTCTCTTAAAAGAGAACACATCTGCAGGTGATTTTGCTTTCAAAAACTTTCACGGCTACTACTACACAAAACCTGTCTTAATGTGGCTGGATAACAGCTGGGCAAATATTCAGAAGCTGAAAGGTTACAAGAAAGATCTTGCGCTTTCAGCTCTTGGTGCTACGGTAAAGGCGAAAGCGATGTTTGGGGATTTTTCCCGCTCCAAGAGGGGGCTTCACACAAGCTATAAGGAACTTACGCAAAAAGATGATCGGATTCGAAGGTCATCTATTGGCAACCTCACGGTAAAACAGTTCGAGCGGACATTTAAAAACTTTGTAAGAAAGTTTAACTCTCTTGTTTTTGATAACGGTCAGGAGAATAAAGTATACAGCCAGGATACCTGGAAACTGATTCCGAAAGTAAAAGCTAATCTGGCTTATTTCGACCCGCCATATGTGACGGAGTTTCAGAACAACGATTATGAGTTTGCTATCCACTTTGTGGAGGGTCTTATGACAATGTGGAAAGGGAAAAAACTGAAAGATAATGCCTGGCACTCCTATGAGTCATCTACCAAGTATACAAAAAAAGATTATCCCGATCTGTTTAAGAAGATGATAGATGGGAGCAGAAAACAGTGTGAGCACATTCTTATCTCTTACAGGAATAAGGCGACACCCACAAAAAGTGAGATAGCAGCGATAATCAGGGACAATTACCAAAAATATTCGGTAAAGGAGATTGAGGTAGAGTATTCTCTCGGGGTGAAGGATTCCAAAGCGGGGGGGCGGTATGCGAGGGAACTACTTTTTCTTGGTTCAAAGCCTATTAAGGCGAAGGCTAAGGCTAAGGCGGAGGAAACCAGTTTGCAAGAACGAGTATCCAGAAATTGTCGCACCACCCTTACCTGTGACGCTCATCTTAAGTCTGAAGGCAAGGAAGGGGATCCCCAGTTCACATTTATTCTTGCTCGTGTAGGGACCAACGCCAACGGCGATCATTTCACAAAAGAGGAGCTGGTCAAGAACCACGCTACCATTGTTAATCGGAAGATTGATCTGAAGCATTCCCAGGACCTGATGGATATTGTGGGGGGTGTTATAAAATCTGAGTTCATTGAAAGTGAAGGTCATGTCAGGTGTGTGGGTGAGCTTTACACAGATGTAAGCGATAAGGCGAGAGCTGCTCAAAGGATGATGCAGAAAGAGATTATCAAGCAGGTCTCTATGGAGTGTGATTATGAAGAAGGGGAGTGTTCTATCTGTGGGAAGCGGGTTAAAACCCGCACGGATGATTGTATTCACCTGAAGAAATATAAAGGCAGAGAATATCGCGGGAAGAAGGTTTACGAGATTCTGCACAATATCACATTTACCGGGATAGGACTTTTAGATAAAGCCGGTGCAGATGAGAATGCAAGGATTTTGACAGTAGCAACCCAGCCGATAACTATGATGGCAGGGTATGCAGAAATCAATAACACGGAGGACAGTCATATGTCAGAAAATAAAGATCCCGAAAAAGGCGGGAAGGAAAAGCAGGCAGAGACAGATATTCAGACATCTGACCTTAAAGCGAAATTACAGGAGGAGTCAGAAAAGCTGAAAAGTCTCAAGGTGCAGGCAGACGAGAAGGATGACCGCATCAAGGAGCTTGAGACAGAACTTGAGAAGGCTTCAAAGGAGCTTGAAAAAGCACAGAAAAAGATAGAGGCTTTAGAAAGGGAAAAACAGGCAGCAAAGCAGAAAGCCAAAGCGGAGTCTTTGCTTAAGAAATGGGAACGGATAGGACGTTCGTTTGAATCCGATGAAGAGAGGAAAAAGGAACTGGGTCGTCTTATTTCAATGAGCGAAGAGGCGCTTGGTGCTATCGAGGAGACGGTCACATCATTTGGAACTATGAAGGAAAAATTCGGTGATTCTAATGATGAGAACAATGAACCTGACAGGAAGAAACAGACAAAGGCAGTTCGTAGAGCCAATGCTTTAAATAAACCAGAATCTGTGGATGACGTTGATGTCACCTTAAAGGATAAACTAAAAAGTGGCTTCATGGCTGCTTACGAATCAAGGATAGGAGGATAAGAGATGTCACTTACAACATTACATCCAGGACTGGCGTATGGAGCCGGGACTGCATCAGAGGATTTAAAGGCTGGTGAGTTTGTGAAGCTTACCGGAGCGGATCTATTTAGCAAAGTTACTGATGCAGCAGACATTGTGTTTGGTGTCACGTACAGGGATTCCAAAACGGGGGACTATGTTACCATCTACACCCAGGGCGGTGTTTATGAGACTGAAAACTTTGTTGCCGGTATTGCTGCAGGGGATGAACTTGAGATTGATGTAGCAACAGCTGGGTTAAAGAAAAAAGCAGCTCTTTCTACTGCAGCGACGGTGGCTATTGCAATTTCTGCCACAGCAACTGAACTCAAATTCAAACTGGTGATATAGGAGGTCACGAAAATGGATACAACAAATGTACTGACAAAGGAATATATGGATTCAATGGCAGACTTGATGGGGCAGGCTTTAGAGAGTGATGAAGGACTAAATGCACTTGCTGCTGCTATTTTGCCACCTGTTGAGATGGAAATAGAGCGGAAGGAGATATCGTCTCTTCTGTTAACTCGTCATTCTCTTCCTGCCGGACAACCAGCGAAGTATGTGAAACGAAAAGGGGTGAAAGCCTACTGGATTTCTCAGGAAGGTGAAGCGATTCATTCGGAAGCGAGTAAGGAAGAGGTGGAGTTCCCAATAGTGAGGGTTCACTCGGCACCGATTATCGATGTATCATCTTTAAAGAACGGTAATGTGTGGGATTTAACGGATCTTCAGACATCGGCAGGGAAAGCAATCAGAAAAACCATTGATTCATATACCCTGACAACGCTGTCGGCTTCCATCCCTGCTGAGAACATCATTGAACAGACTGGATCAACTTTAACGGAAACTACACTGAACCAGGCTATGAGTATTTTAGAAGATAAAGAGCTTACGGTTAAGACTCTTTTGATGCGAGGTGCCAGGTTTAATGATTTACGCAGCTGGGATTTAGATCCCCAGACTAAAAATGAGCTTCGGACCAAGGGAGTGATTAAGATATTTGGTGGTGCAAATATTTTAACGACAGCCACAGCAGATATGGATGAGATTGTCATTCTGCCTGATGAGGAGATTGGTAAGATGGCGATAAGACAGAAACTCACAAGTGAGACGGTGAAGCAGACCTTAAAGTTCAGAGTAGGCTGGCTCATCTGGATGGAGATTGCGATTGGGATCCTGCGTCCTGACTTGTGTGTCAAAATCAAACTTGTAGGTTAAAAACCACAAAATAGATTAGGAGAGCAAAATGGTAATATTAAAAAACCATCGACCTGTGCGCTTGATTGACTCTAAAGGTCGTTTCGATTTAAAACCTGGTGAAACTGTTTCGTTTTCAACTGTTCCAAAAGATTTAAAAAGTCTGGTGGATAATGGATATCTCATGGAAGTGAAAAAGAAAAAGGTAGAGGTTAAGGCTAATGATGGTGTTGAAAAAACAGATCCCAGGATTGAGCAGAAAGAAAATACGGTTAAGGATAAAAAACCGAGTAAGCAGAATAAAGGTAAATGACAGTTACCAGTTTCATATCGGAGTTAAAACTGCAGGTTGATGACACTGGAAGCGAATCACTCTTATCTCTCGATCAGTATGCATCCATTGTAACGCGTTCACTTTTAAAGGTGAATTCAACACTTGGTATGAATTATGAGATTACATCTGGTGAAATTACTCCCGATTTATTAACGGATTCTGAGGAATTATTAACGGTCCAATCGCTGGTCTTTATAGCAGAGACCATGCGGGCTAAGGTAGCCAGGAATTTCTCGTTTAAAAGTGGTGACAAGTCGGTGGATAAAACCAAGCAACCATCTTTCTGGGCGGATCTGCATAAGGATTATCTCTCGAGACTTCATGCCCTTACAAAACGGTTGGCACCCCATCTGGATGATGAATCAAAAGTTTTATCTCCAGGCAAGTTTCCAACTCCGGAAGTTTATGAGGTTTCCAGCAATGCTTAGTGTACAGGATAAACAGATGATGCAGACTGATGTGGAAGGTGTGATTATCTCATTTAACAAAATGATGACGGTATATCGAAGTGAGACTCAAAATGCAGGCAGTTTTGCGGGTGTTCATAAAGCAAATGAAATCACTGTTGGAGAATATCCAGTGGAGCAGAAACTACTCTCACCTAAAAAACTTACTGAAATTGGAGCAGATAAAATCATTATCTGTGCAAGTGGTGTAGATATTACCGAAGGTGACAGAGTCGAAATTGAAGGTAAAAGCTACATCGTAAGTCATATCTCTCCTCAGAACGCATTTGGGGTTGTGACGCACTTGGAAGTGAATCTTGAAAAGGTTTTATAGCCACAAAAAGTCACAAAATGCACAAAAGAGAAAAACAAAATGATTGATGTGGAAATAGACTTCAAGGCGATTGAGAAGGCAAGCAAGGTGGTGTCCGGTGTGAGTGAACTCATCTTAAGAGAACTGGAAGAAGGTATGATGGAGCTTTCCACTTTAGTGGACAGGCACGCGAAAGAAAAACTCAAAGAGCACGGTGCTATTGATAAGGGGCAACTATGGAACTCCATTACGATTGTTCCCATCTCGAAAACGGAAATTATTGTAGGGACAAATGTCTCCTATGCAGCTGCTGTGGAGTTCGGGACAAAAGGTCACTGGCTTCATATCGAGTCTACACCAGGTTTTAGAGGATGGCTTACAAGGCATGGAATCGATAAAGAAGAAAAATTAGAATTCTTTTATGTTGAGCCAAAGCCGAGACCTTACATGGAACCTGCTTATAATTTCGGAAAGACAATGGTGCCGTCTGTCATTCAGGATCGGATAAACAATGTTATAAGTGGACTTAAGAACCTATGATTATCCAACGCACATTAGCTGAGTATTTATCGAGTAAAATTACAGGCCTGGCTGTGTTTAAAGACGAGCTGGCATGGCAGGTAAATCCGCAGTATCCGTATATGCTCACCACGTTAACTGGAAACAAACGGGACAGTCTGGGTGCAGGCATAAGGGATTTTCTTGACAGGACAGAAGATGAGAAGATTTACTTAAACGAACAGGCGATAAGATTCACATTCAGAGCCGTATCTACTGAGGAAGAAAATGGGAATGAAATAGTAAGCTCACGGGTTCGAAGTTGTGATGAGATTCTAAGGCAGTTAACAAGGGGAGGTGGAATCACGCTCACCGATTCTGTCACAAATCTTCCCATCAGAATCGCTTATACTGAGTATCAAAGCGAAACGGATATCCAGACAATTACAGATAAACTTCCTGTAGTCTATCAGAAATCCATCACGTATCTCTTTAGAATTGTGGATCCATCTATCATCCAGATTGAATCTGTACCGATGGACAGTCTCACAACCAATATATAAGGAAAGAAATTATGGCAAAGAAAAACACACAATCAAAAATGACCTTCCAGTTCTGGGTAGAACAATATGACATAAAACCTCCTGTGGCTGAAGGTGTCAAAGTTACTAAAGGTATTACAAATACGTCACGTATGACGGAAGACGAATTTAAATCGATGGTAGATGAGTGGCTTTCAGCACCTGTGAAAGGAGAGAGCAATGGTTAGAATTATTCCAGATTCCTATACAGAATATTTATCAGGGAAAGTTATTGTCCCACCGAGCCTTCCTAATGTAGAAGGTAAGATGGGATCAGCGGGTGGTGGTGAGATTGGGAAAGTGTATGTGATAGGTGATAAACAAACAGCTAAAACCATCTTTAAATCAGGTGAATTGCTGCAAGCCTTAGAAGAATCATTTAACGCAGGTGCTTCTCTTATTTATGCACAAAGAATTGGACCCGCAACCCCGGCAGAGATCGTTTTAAATAATTCAACCGGGACGCCATCAATGAAACTTTCATCCAGAGAGCCAGGCACTTATTACAACGGAATAGAAGTGGATGTAGTGGATGCTGGCAGTTCCATTACGCTTACCATATTAAACACTCATACAGATGAGGAGATCAACTTCATCGGGGATAATGTCAATGATCTGGTTGAGGGAATTAATCTAAATCAGTCCTTAGTTACAGCGGAAGTTTTGGGATCAGCCCTGCCTGCTGCACTGTCGCCAACTTTTCTCACAGGCGGGACAGATGGCGAGAATTTAACTAACGGTGATTACATTGATGGGTTAGAGGTATTTGAATCTCATCCTGAGATTAACTGGCTGCATGCGGTAGGAGCGGATACTCTTCCCCTGTGGATTGCCATTACAACGCACTGTGATTATATGATAAGTGAGAACTTATCTGAGAGGTTTGCACTTTTAGATCCACCCAGATTCAGTCCGGTGGATTCAGTTAAACCTACGATTACAGAAATCCAGTCTTATGTGGATACAGTCACAACTATGACAGACACCTTTTCCAACAGAAACGCAGTGGTCATTGCAGGAGAAGGGAAATTTATCGACTCAGATGGCAATGAATACACAAACACATTAACCGCCACGCTTTCAGGTATTCTGGCATCTATTCCATTTCAGAAGTCACTCATCGGTGAGAACCTGTCCACAGTCATTGGACTTTTTCCAGAGTTTAGTCCGGCACAAACCACACAGTTTATTCAGGCTAAAATCAATTTTGGCAGGTTAGAGCCGGGTGTGGGACTGATTGTGGGGCATTCACTTACGCTTACGCCAATGGGAGATACTTACAATCGTATCGAGAAACTTCGGTCCATCTATTATGCAGGAAAACAGGTCAGGCTTACAGCTTTTCCTCATGTAGGAAAACCGAATGATTCTGCTGGTGAAGGTCTTGCACTTCTGGAAGCTGACATCAGGACGCCTCTCGATCAGATGGTTAAAAATAAGCAGATTGATACCTATGAGATAGAGGTGGAATCGGATGATACGATGCGTGCCTTAGGGGAAGTGGTGGTGCACCTGTCAGTGAACTCCATGAAGGCAATGGAGATTATTTTATCCAAAGTAACATTGGATTAGTGTCCACGAATGGCACGAATAAACACGAATAAACAATAATTGAAGGAGAACAGGAATGGCTATTGAAGCATTAGAGGGACTTGTAGACGGTATTGCCGGTAATTCGGTGTCGCTTTTTGTAAACGGTATCAAGATTATGGCACTGAAAAACTTCAACTGGAAAGTGTCTCAGGAAAAATCGGCGTTAACCGGTGCCGGATACGAAAAAGCACACGGTGTCACCCGGTCATTTCACAAGGAATACGAGATTGATTTTGAGGTGAAAGAGATTGCATCGGGTGTTCTGGTAAATGCCTTAGAGACCGCGACGAATATCTTGACTGGAACCAAGCAGTTCAAGATCGGAGATGTGATCGCCAGCGATTTACTGGATGTCCACAACGCCACAATCGTGGTGTTCTATCCTGGTGTGCTTGCCTGGAAGAGTAAAACTTTTACCGGATGTGAGTTTACCGATCAGGAAGGCGGAATCTCTGATGATGGAGAACCGATTGGAATGAAGGTGTCAGGATTTGCACTGGATGCTAAAGGACTATTTTAAAGCAAAAGCTGAAAAAATGAGAGCTGATAAATGAGGACATGGATAATGGATATGTGGCAATTAGGATTCGGGATACTGCAGACGGTGATGCTAATAGCTTTAGGCTGGTTCATTAAGTTGTTAATGCTGTTTCGCAATGACTTAAGGGTACTTGAAGGACGTATCAGTCGTTTAGAAAGACTTCAGGATGTGGATGAAGAGAAGTGGAAAAACATCCGTGAGATTATTGATATGGGGTTCAAACACATCGAGAAAATGCTGAATCGTCTTGAGAAGAAAATAGACAGATAAAATGAATAGCCACCCTGATAGAATATGCTTCGTCCCGATACGGTCATTCTTCCCTACAGGACAAGCATTCCACAGGGCAGGCATAAGGCGCAGAAATCACAGAAATAAAAAGGAAAAATAAAAAATGAGCAATGATAAAAACAAAATCATTGAGGAATTAAAGAGTAAATATCCACAGAAACTGTTTCAGATCAAGATACCCGGGGATGATACTTTGTATATCGCAAGGGAATGCTCCTGGAGCGAGTTTGCACCGTTTGTTCAGACCGAAAATCCATCTGCGGATATGTTACCTGCTATGGTAAAAGCATTTTTAGTCTATCCCAAGATTGATGAGCAGGATTTTGAGTATAACACCTCAGGTAAGTGGGCACCGGGGAAGATTATCACGCTTGCACAGAAGATTCAGGAAGCTTTGGGGTATTCTGAGTCTGCTACGGTTAAACATCTGGGAAACGGGTAAAGGAAGTTCAAAAGACTTCCTATCTGCAGATGAGAGCTGTTATCTGTATGAAATTCCCAGCCTATACTTTTGACATGGTAGATGCTTTGCCACTAAGTAGAGTGTATGAGATTTATGCCTCAGTAAAGTGGCTTTCTGACCAGGAGAAAAAAGCGATAGATGAAGCGAAAAGGAAATAGCCACAAAATGCACAAATATCACAAAAGGATGATGTAATGGCCTTCGGTCAAGGATTCACCCAAGCCATAAACATCAAACTCATGGGTTCTTCCAATTTGAAATCTTCTATGGGGGGTGCTGTAAGTGAAGTTCAAAAGATGAAATCTGCTTTAACTGATCTTCGCTCTGCAGGCTTAAAACTGATGGGTGTGGGTGTTGGGATTTCAACTGCATTTATCGGTCCCGTTGTGCAGGCATCCAAGTTTAACACACAGTTAGTCAGGACTGGAAAACTTGCCGGTGTAGGTGCAGGTGAGATGAAAATCCTGGGTGATGTAGCTATGGAGCTTGGTGCAAAAACGCTTTTTACCGCTCAGCAGATTGCCATGGGTCAGGAAGAGCTGGTTCGTCTTGGATTCGGGATGGAAGTGGTGGGGAATAAAGCAGGTGCATTTGGGGAAGTGTTGAGCTTTGCATCAGCTCACCAGATTGAGATGAGTGAATCTGCACAGATGCTCATTGGAACACTTCGGTCATTTAATCAGCCACTTTCTGATGCACAGAAAGTATCGGACATGTTTTCTACCGTGCTTTCTAAAACAGGATTTTCTTTAGAAGGTCTGACGGAAGCTTTAAAGATGGCAAATACCTCAGTACCTGCCTTTAATCAATCTATCGCAACACAACTTACACTTCTTGGGATACTGGCAAACAGGCAGCAGGGTTCAAGTATTGGTGCAAGGCGGCTTTCAACTGCCATGACGAAAATTTATACCCAGCAGGATAAGATCAATAAACTCTTTGGCTCAAAAACATTCAAGGTCTATGATGAAGCCACAGGTAAACAGAAAAACTTCATTGATGTGATCTTTGACATGAAAAAAGCTATGAAGAGTTTTTCTGAAGAACAAAAAGCGGTTATAATGAAAGATTTGGTGGGTACTATTGGTTTGAAAGGATTAGCACCCTTACTGAAAGCACCTGTGGAAGAATTTCAGAAAATAAATAAAGCTATAAATGAGTGTGCTATCTCTACATCGGGATTTGCTGAAGCGGTGAGAAGAACTCCCAAGGGAATGTGGCTTTTAATGAAGTCAGCCATAAGTGGAGTTACAATGGAGATCGGTCAGCATTTAATGCCGATTGCTACAGCCACCATGAAAATTGTTACAATGCTTTCGGAGAAATTCTTAGGCTTTTTAAAAGCACATCCAGTTTTAGCAAAAGTAGTACTGATCACATCAGCTCTTACAGGTGTTCTGGCAATCTTAAGTGGTGGTCTGTTTCTTACAACGTCAATGATTGGTTTAATGATGACTTTAACGTCAGGACTTACCACATCACTTATAAGTATGGCAGCCACCATGACCGGAACGAGTGTATCTTCTATGACCTTATCTACAGCACTGGGAGTTTTATCTGGAACCCTCTGGTCTATCCTGTGGCCAATTGGAGCAATTGTCTTAGGCGTGATTGCACTTTACAAAGCATGGCAGCATAATTTCTTAGGGTTAAAGGATACGGTAAATGCAGCATGGACGGCGATAAAGCCATTTTTCAACTGGATCGGGAGCATTTTCAAGATCGTATCTAACCTGATCCAATCTTCAATTATAAATCTTAAATCTTCAATCACAGAGTGGTATGCAAATTGGAATAAATCCTTTACCGGCATGAAATCTCCCATTATGGCATTTGCGGGTGTAGTGGCGTATGCGGTAGGTTTTATTGTGGGGATATTTAAAAAAGTGTTCACGAGAGTAAAACCGTATATCCTGCCACTTTTCTCATTTCTTCGTGTAGGATTTACCGGAGCATTCCAGGTGATTGCAGGAATTCTGAAAGTCTTTTTATCTCTGTTTTCTGGGATCTTTCGGATCATTGGAAATATCTTGAAAGGAGATTTCTCTGGAGCACTTACCGCTGTGAAGAATATGGTCAAAGGGGTGTTTGATGGGATTATTGGAATCTTTAAAGGTTTTGGAAATGTTTTTAAAGGCGTTCTGGGGTTTATCTGGACAGCATTTAAGATAACCTTTGTGGGAGCACTTACGATTGTGAAATCTGCTCTATTTGGTATCTGGTCACTTGTGAAAAACGTGTTCTCGTTTTTCTATGGGATGGTAAAGTGGGTGGCAGGTGGTTTAGTGGGATTAGGCAAAGTTATTGTTTCTACTCTGGCTTCTCCATTTATCACAGCCTGGAATATAATTAAAACTGTGTTTTCTCAGGATATTGGACTTGTAGATGGAATAAAAAAACTAATGAAAGTCGTAACCTCTGTTCTTACGACTCCCTTCAGGTTAGCGTTTAATCTCATTGGCAAGATATTTACTATTTCCTCTTGGGGAGACAGTATTATCTCAAAAATCACATCTGTTTTTGGGAAAGTAATTGGGATACTTTACAAACCATTTAGAGAAGGATGGAGATTTATTACATCCATATTCAGCGGTGTTAAATCATTCTTTTCAACTCTATTTACAGGTGCATTTAAAATAGTTTTTACAACAATAACCTCTCCTTTTATTGAAGGTTGGGATACGATTCAATCCATATTTCAAGGGGATATCGGAATCATATATGCCTTAAAGAAAATTGGTTCATCTATTATCAAGATTTTAACCACTCCATTTCGTCTGGCATTTAATCTCATTGGAAAGCTATTCAACATCTCAAATTGGGGT